ATGGGGCTCGGAAACAGTTGTTATACCATATAGATGTAAGACTGATGGTAAACCTCATAGATACTTCACTGATCTAAAAATAAAAATGGATAATGGTAAAACATATATCATTGAGATCAAACCTAAAGCACAGACAAGAGAACCCAAAGTAAAGTCTAGAAAGACTAAAAGATATATCACTGAGGTTTTGCAATACGTAAAGAACACTTCCAAATGGGAAGCGGCTGAAGAGTATTGTGAGAATCGTGGCTGGGAGTTTGCAATATGGACTGAGGTTGAAATACAATCCTTTGGAATAAAGCTTGTCTTACCCAAGAAACCAAAGAAGAAATGATATAAATACATTATATGCCAAAGACCTCTTATTTTGAAAAGCTAGAAGGCGACGCATTTCGGGCAGGAGTTACACCTCGGTCAAAGCAATCACTTCAATGGTTTCAAAAAAGATTGCAAAGCGTTGCCAGAGTTAACAATAACAACATATTAAAAGATTCTCAATTAAATAGAGTATCAAAACCGTTGGCTGGTCGTATGTATATGTACTTCTATGATCCAAAGACAAAGGCTGATCTGCCGTATTATGATAGATTTCCTTTAATTATTTTAATCGATAAAGTTGAAGGTGGGTTCACTGGACTAAACCTCCACTATTTACCTCCCATGCTTAGAGCAAAGTTTTTTGATTATCTAACAGAATTTACTAGTAATAAAAAATATGATGAAAGCACACGGTTTCGTTTATCGTATAATTTTTTAAAAAGCACATCAAAGCTAGATATGTTTAAACCGTGCTTTAAGCGTTATCTTACAAGTCACGTACAATCAAAAATAACAGAAGTTCCTGCAACAGAGTGGGAAGTTGCACTCTTTCTTCCAACAGATAAATTTGTTTATAATACTAGACAAACTGTTTGGAAAAAATCGCGGGAAATGATATAAAATGGATACAAAGTTTATAGATAATTTAAAAAGTACTATTACAAGCCATAGAGGTCTTGCACGGGGCAATCGTTTTAGTATTTCATTTCCAGGCGTCGCTGGAATAAATCCACGACAATTATCAGATCTTGAATTTTTCTGTGACACAACAAATATGCCTGGTCGACAAATGTTGACTGTTGATGATACCATGGTGCGTCAATCTGTGAAGAGACCTAACGGATATGCTAATGAAGATGTTACCTTTAGTTTTAATTTAACAAATGATTTTTTTATTAAAGATATCTTTAGTAAATGGACTAATACAATTGTTAATCGTGATACATACGAAGTTAGTTATAAACAAGATTATACAATAGATATTTTCATACATCAGCTTGATCAGCAATTAAAACAGGTATATTTAGTTAAACTTATTGATGCGTATCCAACGCAAGTTCAAAACGTTGAATTTAGTGATGCTACTACAGATGCAGTGCAAAAACTAAATGTAACAATGACGTATCGCGACTTTGAAGAATACCCAATTGATGAAAAATATCAGCCCACTATTGATCCTAATGGTGGAATACAGCCTGATCTTAAAGAAGTGAAAACAGACAGAACTCCATCAGGTAATATTGATCCTAACGGTGGAATACAGCCTGATCGTAAAGCGACGCAAGTAGATAGAACTCCATCAGGTAATATTATACCTGATAAAGGTAGTGTTCAACCATTGCCAATACCTATCAGTAGAAGAATACCCCCAACAATTATACCACAACTACCGCCAGAAGTTAATACGGCTAGAAGAATACTCGGATTGTTTGGGTTTTAAATTATATAAATATATTATAACTAAATTATTAACATATTATGCCATTACCAATACTAGAAACATCTAAACACACGATTGAAGTTCCTTCAACGAAAGAAAATATTGAAATTCGCCCTTTTCTTGTAAAAGAAGAAAAGATTTTAATTCAAGCACAGCAAAGTGAAAATGATAAAAATATTTTAAAAGCTATTAAAGATATTATTAGAGTTTGCTCGTTTGAAAAAATTAAGCCAAATAATCTTACTCTATTCGATCTTGAGTATATCTTCCTTCAACTGAGAGCTATTAGTGTTGGTGAATCAGTACAGTTTAATATTAAGTGTGACGAATGCGAAAAAACAAATGAAGTTGATGTTGACCTCACTGAAGCAAAAGTTATTTGGTCTGAAGTCGTGGTTGACAATAAAGTTGAATTAAGTAATGACGTAGGGCTTGTTCTTCGGCCGGTCCGTGTCAAAGATATGGATAAGGTAGACCAAGATATCACAGCAGCAATTATTGCTTCTATTGAATCAATCTATGATACAGATAACGTATATCATACAGATGAAACCAGTCAAAAAGAGCTTGTAGCATTTGTAGACTCTTTAAGTCATTCACATCTTGAGATAATTCAAAAATATATTGAGAATCAACCTAAACTAGAACATACTTTTAAATATAAATGCCGATCATGCGGTCATGATAATGAACGCACCCTTTCAGGCTTGAGTGATTTTTTTATCTAAGTCTTTCGCATGAATCTTTAGCCAATCACTATCAAACTAACTTTGCGATGATGCAACATCACAAATATAGTTTGACTGAATTGGATAATATGATTCCTTGGGAGAGACAAATATACGTTGGAATGTTGCAGGACCATATTAAAGAAGAAAACGAGAGAATACAACAACAAAATGCCACAAGAAGATAACAGTCTCAACGATTTAATACAAAAATTATTATCAACAACTAATTCTGATAATAGTAAATTTGTTGATGAACTCGACGTAATAAAAAGTAACATCCTAAATGCAATTAATAATGCAACTCAGGGTGGTAAGTTGAGTGGACTAAATATCAATCAAGACATAGGGCTGTCTCAAATCATTGGTGAATCAACTAACGTTGATTCACTTAATGTTGTTTTAGGATTAAAATTTCTTAAAGTTAAAAGAAATATCCTCAAAGCTATCGATACTGAAACTCAAGGTGGCAAGTTGCCGGGGTTAAATATTGATGATAAAATTTCGTTATCTGATATTCTTGGAGAATCTCCTAACTTGAATATGTTCCATGCCTTGCAATGGTTAAGGATTAAGAAAAATATTCTTAAAAAAGTTGAAAAAGCAACTGAAGATGTTGAACTTGAAATAGATAATAAGTTGTCTCTTAATGATATCCTTGGTTCAACACCAAAGCAGGATATTATAACAAGTCTTAGATTCTTCATGATTCGACAAGGTCTGTTAAAAAAGATTGCTAAAGCAGCAAAGGACTTTGATCCACAGGAATCAATTGATTCAATCACTAAAGGTGCTGGTGGAAGATCTCGCTCAATTACTAGAAGTACTAGTGGAAGATATCGCAGACCACTTGTTAGATCAAAGAGTGATACAGGATCAAGGACTGGTGATAAAATAGCAGGTGTTGGAAAAGGTGTTGGAGGTGCTATGGCTGGCATTGGAAAGGGCGCAGGAGAAGGCATCTCTGGGTTCTTAAAAGGCCTTGGAAGAGGTCTGAAAGCGATATCTAATCCAAAGTATCTAATCGGGGCAGGTGTTCTTATAGCGCTTGGCGGTGCATTGTTCATAACAGGAAAAGCACTACAAACATTCGTTGATATTGATTGGAAGAGTGTTCTGTATGGCCTTGCCACATTAACAGCACTTGGCATAGGCGCAGCACTGTTGGCTAATATTGGCCCAATGATATTAATCGGAGCGTTGGCTATCGCAGCTTTAGGTGCGGCTCTGATTCCAGCAGGTATTGCTTTTGGAATGTTTTCGGATATTGATTGGAAGGGTGTTGGAATTGGCATTGGTGTATTAACTACACTTGGTGTGGCTGCAGCTGGATTATCATTAATATCACCAGCAATATTTGTTGGCGCGCTAGCTATCGCAGCATTGGGTGCAGCAATGATTCCAGCAGCATATGCTTTTGATTTATTCTCTAGATCACTTGAAGGCATTAGTAAACTTATACCTATCCTTCAAGAATTTGTGGGAACTGTAATTGAAGGTCTAATCGGATTAAGCTCAGGAGGGCCAGGATTACTTATTGCTGGCGCAGGTATCTTAGCGGTAACTGCCGCATTAATAGCCTTTGGTGCTAGTTCAGCTATTGCTGGATTACTAAGTTTCTTTGGTGGTGATCCAATCGAGAAATTTCTGGAATTAGCAGACAAAGCAACTGGTTTAAGTGCTGCAGCTAAAGCAATTGATACTATCGCATCAGCTCTAAAAAAACTTGATTCAGATAAAGTAGATGATGTTGGTGACGCACTTAAGGGTGTTGTAAAACAATTAAAAAATCTTTCAAAATTAGACTTAGGCCAAGCTGCTGAATTATTTAGTTTCTTTGGTGGTGCAAGTATTGGTAGCGGTAGTGTACGTACACCTTCAGTCGGTGGCGTTTATGAAGAGAAGACTGAAAAGGAGGCAATGTCTGCTGCTAGAGAAAGTGGATTATATAACCTAGATAAATTAGGAAATTCAGAGATTGATAGAGACAAGGTTAAAGGTGCTTCAAAGGCTCAGTTGAGAGCCATTGTCAATCATGATGATTTGTCTGATGAAGATATGGAGTTTGTTCAGGCTGCTTTAGCTGAAAAGAGAACACCGACAGCTGCACCAAAACCACAGCTTGCTGTATCAGCAATGGGAGGCACGGATCAAGAGGGTCTTAGACAACTTCGGACAGAAGGAGCCGAAGCATTTAATGCAAGAGCTGATGATAGAAACGCTGCTAAAAAGCCACAACCTACTGCATTAGCAATGGGAGGCACATCCACTAAAGCTCAGGGGATATATTCCCAGATTGAAGGCGCTAGTTCAACAGCTGCAGGAAATATGATGTCTGGTGAAGGGCTTAATAGACAAATTGAGCAGAACCTTGTTCGAGCACTGTCAAGGTCAGATAGTTCTACAAGTGCACGCTTTGGCAAAAAGCGCCTAGATGGTCTGAAAGCACAAGCTGAATCAGGTGAAATATCTCCAGAAAAACTTGAGAATATTATAGCGAACCTATTAATTACCGCTACTGAAAAGTCAGGCAAAACATCTAAAAGTGATATTACTGATTTGCGCGCAATTCATAAAGAAAATGTGCTTAATGGTAGACAGCTTGCGGTTGAAACAAATAACGTTTCATCAGGCGCCGAAATGTTAAGTCAATCAACACACATTGCAAACATGAAAGCCAATCAATCTAAACAAATTGAAGAAACAACTACCGCGTTAGTTGATAACTCAAGTAGGAGTAGCATTAATAATACAACTATTAATGAAGCACCGAAGCACATTGATAGAACGTTTCAAGTGTTTGCATACGCTTAAGTTGGAATATAGATACTAAAAAGGGTGGTGACCTCAGCCACCACCCTTACGATAAGGACGCCTCTATCTATATTTTACTAACTAGCGGCTAACTTTGCGAAGTAAGACAACGTGTCTTCTTCATTCTCATCGCCACCTTCTTTTACAAGAGCTGGTTTGGGTGTATCAGCTGACGGCGCTGGCGCATCAATTTGAGGCGCGCGGGTCGTGTTTAGTTCATCGACGGTATCGGCTGAAAACGTATCAGCGATCTCCTCTTCACCAAGAACATCATAGAGCTTTTTCTTTAGATCTCCATAGCTCTTATAGTTCTCAGGGTCAATGAATTCTTGTAATTTATATACCTTTTTGTATATTTCTTCTAGTTGTGTATCGTCTCCATCAAATAGTTCAGATGGAGCGTCAAACTCAGACTTATCATAATTACGATAGCCTTCAACATTACGAATCTTTAGCTTGAAGTTTGCACCACCCCAAAAATCGAATGGATTAACTGGCTTTTCATCTTCAAACTGGGGCTGCATGACGTCCATGATCTTATCAAAGAGCTTCTTGCCATACTTATAAAGGAATACCTTACCTTCATTTTCAGGATTAGCAGAGTCAGAAATAACAAGAATGTTTGATGCGTGATGAAGACGCCGCTTACGTTCACGTGCAACTTCCTTATCAGATTCAATTCCACTATTCCACAGTTGTGTATTCATTTCACTCACTGGATCATTTTGACCAATAGAAGTGAGAGATCTTTCGATATACCACTTACCTGTTGGTCCTTTGAATCCGTGATCCCAATAGCGCACCCAAGGGATTTCTTCACCTTCGGCTGCCGGCAAGAAGCGGATAACAGCATATCCATTTCCAGCTTTATCTACGGTGGGCGCCCAAAAGCGATCGTCACCATATGTTTTCTTTTCTGAGGTTGCTGCTGTAGCTTGTACAAGCTTTTGAATTGCTGCTTCTCGACTTTGTTTTAGTTTTGCGAATGACATATTATTGTTTTTTTTTGTATTTTTGTATTTTATTGTATTGCGGTGTATTTAACTACTATAACATAAATCAGACGGATGTAAAGGATTTAATAATCGTTTGTCGCATTTTCTCTATGTTAATGTCAGTTAAGCTTGATTTGTATTTCATTGCCAAAATTGCACGCTCCTTCTTCATTTTTAAAGGATCATTCAATTTAGGTAATAAAGGTTTTATGAAGTTTACTAGACTATCTATAATAGAAACAGTTTCAATACTAATGCTTTCTCTGCAGAGCGCATCAATAAGTAAATTGTTTCCATCTGTACATTTACACATTTCGTTAAAATCTGTAAATTGACTTAAATCTTTTTTTAATGTATATGTTAAGGATTGTAAACGTGCTTCTCTTTTTTCGTAATTTGTTAAAGACATATCATGTATCCATGACACATTTTCAATTATGTTTGATGTAATATAATTAATGATAAATTCACGATCGTGTTTTGCTGCCAGTTTTTCAAACGTATATCGATATTTTAATGAATCAAACGTTTTTAATGATACTCTTGCTTTGAAATTATATTTATAAGCGTCAAAGGTTTCATTTGAATAATGAAGTCTTAACGCATTGTATATCTGATAAGCTTGAATACCTGTCATGTTAAAATAATACTGCTGTATTAGATTTGATAATGTTTCGATGGATTGCTTCTGCTTCTAATTTTATTTTAAGTGGTCCATTAACAAGCTTTGCTATATCTGCTGGATCGATCATTAGTTTTTCACAAATATCACATACAGCTTCAGCGTATGTTAGTCTGTCTTTAAAAACAAGTTGGTCAACTTGACTTCGTAACTCTTCTCTTGTAATAGAGAGTTTTATTGTTGGTTCTTTTTTAGCCATTAAAATATTCTTAGTAAGATTGTTTCTTTATTAATTCTTCCATTAGGTGGTTTTCTATTTGTTTTTAGAGCATCAACTACTTTAAAGATTTGTTTTTCGGTTTTCTTTGTTACTACTGGTAATATATCATCAGGCTTACGAATTGTCAACTCATAACTGTTAGATTCATTAAAGTTTTGGAGTGTGGTTCCCTTTACACTAAAACCATCTTTTGAACTAGCTTGATAAACAATAAGTCTGCGATACTTTGTGTTAAATGCAATTAATTTTGTTGAGCCAGGTATTGACGAGGGAGCGATTGAACTTAAACCAAAATCATCGTCAGACACTTTATATTTCATCGCTTTAACTTGTGCATCAGCTGACTTTACTTTCTTTTTTCGAGGCTTCCGCGCTTTTGTATTTGCACCACGATACTTTTCAACTTGTGCTAACATTGTTTGAATTGCCTTTAATCGATTTTTAATACCAACTTTGGTTGTAAATGCCCACCCTTCAACATCAAATTCATTGTCTTTATCTAGAGCACATTGTAAGCTGTTTCCGATATGTTCTAACCATGTATGAACCTCTTTTAAGCCCTTTACGGGGATATCATTGGCCTTTAGGAGTTGAATTAGATTAATACCTTCAACTTTTACACTATCATTAGCCCAATTATTATCATCAATCATCGCCTCAAGATGGGCAATAATTTTCGCATTAACCTTATTAGAAAGCCTTTGAAGTGGAGAAATAATAATCTCTTTTACATTAGACACTTCTGCATTTAACTTGATCTCCGCTTGTATCTTTACATTATTAGATCTAATAACACTATCGATATTTTTTTTAAGATACAATAAATCATTATGTGGTTCATCATAGGCAAGGCCATGCTTAGTTTTTACATATTCCATCACATCTTTGCGTGTTGGAGCCATACCATTATTCATAGCACGAGCGAGCTTTAAGCATGTAATACTTACACAACATTCACCTTCTGATTTAATTGCTTTTATCTGCTGTTTTGTATATCCATTCGTTGGCATCCATTTAAGAAGATCATTAAAAAGATCTTTAGCTGAGCAATAGTAATTATAGAAGTTGAACATCCGAGAACGTTCATTCATAAATTTATCAATTGGCCACGATTCACATTTATCCCACGTTGGCTCTTCGCCTGTGTACTTGTGATCAATAGCCGATACTCTTCCGTAGCGATCAAATACTTTACCCATTGTTAAACCTTTCTACTTGATAAGCGGACAATCGCTCAAGTTCTTCATTAATATCTCTATCTACTGGTTCCACCAAAACATAACCATCGTTGGCAGGTGCAGATTGTTTTACCAACTTCTTATGTAGACGTCGGATTAATTTTTCTCGTGTTTTTAGTTGGTTTTCTGTCATATGTATGTGTATATATATTATACCTTGTTTCTATTGTTTTGTAAAGAGCTATTTGATAAAGTTAACGCTGAGGCTCATGTGACCTCGACAGCCCATATAAATTACTATGTTCTTATCACTATTTTCTAATCGCGCGCGTAGTTCTGTACACGGACCAAATTTGTGGCGTCTAATGACTACTTTGCCTAATTTGCGAAGCTCGCGGGATGCAATGAGGAAGTTGGTGACTATAAATTTATTATTCATATTGCTTGATATAATTATTTGAAAAATAGGTGCTTTCCAACCTTATTTGTGAGTGTCATGTCAGCTGCCCAATATGGTTCGTCGATATATTCTGCATAATAGTGATCAGCGCCTTTTGTGTAATTGGTCATCTCGG